TATACGGCCATAGTTATATCATTATACCACTAACTAAATAAATATTTAAAAATATTTTTAATTTTATTGCTTAAGTTTGACTCATTTGCCAAATTCATGTTATAATTAATGTATGCTACCGACAGGTAGCATTTGTTCTCTAGGAGGTATTTTACAATGAGAGAAGCAAACATTTGGTTAGGGGTTTTAATTTTGGTTATTTGTAGTACCGTTTTTTCGGCTACTGCAAAGGCTACTAATGAAAACAACTTACTAAATAAAGACTCTGTAGAAATCTCTGCCACCCCCAAGGTGGCTTTTTTGGTTTCTAAAGAGCAAAAACTTGAAAAATATGAAAATGCCCACAAGTTGACTGATGGGCAACTAGTTGATATGTTAAAGGTTGTAGGGTTTAAAGGAAAGGCTTTAAGGTCTGCTTGTGCTATTGCTAAGGCAGAGTCTAATGGTCGTCCTCTTGCTTTCAACGGTAACGTAAATACTGGAGATAGTTCTTATGGTGTATTTCAAATAAATATGCTTGGAGAACTAGGGTCAGATCGTAGAGAGAAATTTGAACTAGATTCAAACGCTGAGTTATTAAACCCAGTAGTGAATGCAGAGATTGCTCTTCACATGACTAAGGGTGGAGCAGATTGGTCTTCATGGAGTTCTTTGAATGGAAAAAGGTATCAGGAATGGTACAACAAATATCCATGTAAGTAATATAATTTAATAAAAAAAATAACCCCCATTGGATATTCTCCTTTGGGGGTATTTTTTATTATTTATTATTAATAAGCATAGTATCCAGAAATATGTAAGTTAACTGATGCTGATGCTGAAAACGCTCTAATACTTTTTGAATCAAATATTGGAAGATTTATACCGCTAACAATAGTTGTTCCAACTGGCACTGCATATGCAGAATACAATGCAACTTCATCAAAAAAGATTGATGTAGACTGTGTGGCACCTGTTGTGTTTGTAAAAACAATATTAGTTATTACTGCAGTTGTTCCTGGTGGTGCAGTATAAATATTGACGTTTGTGTTTGTTGGTGCTGCTCCCCTATAAAACACCTGTGTTGTATCGGCCATTAGATGTATCCTTTTCTCTTGTTATTTAAACTCTTTACGAGTCCAAAATTGTACCTTGTAACTATCAAACCATCTAGTCTTAAGTTTAGCATAATTTTTTGCTATTTTTTTAACTTCTTCTTGTTTCCCAATCTTCATTTTCCAGACATCCCTTTTAAATGGAATTACTTGAGCCATTGGAGTTCCTGCTGGTATTAGCCCTTCAAAATTTGGATCATTGAGAGTAAAAATAAACTCTATTGGATTAATGTATTGATCTGTATCAACTATTGCAGGGAATATTGTAAATATATTATTTGGATTATGCATTGGTGGAACAATTAAAACAGAATATCCTTTTGGTGTTTCAATTCCATAAGTATTTGCAAATTTTGGAATTGCATTTTCTGTTTTTACTGGATATAGTGCTGCCTGTGCTTTTGGATGAAAACCAATAAAGTCTTGAGAAGACCAAGAATAGTATGGACCTTCTTCTGTTTTTTTTACATAAACGTCTACTTGAGTATAAAAAATATATCCTGCTGTTAATGAATCAAAAACTGGAATGCATCTTTTTATTGTTTGACTTATACTTGCATTCATAATTTCTTTTTTACCATTAAGATACGATTCTGTATCTTTATACCAAGACGGTATATTACTACTAGCAGGTCTTGGTGGAAAAAAATCTAAACCAAGTTTGTTAGTAAATATTATATCCTTTGTCATTGACTACCCCTAATTGTTTGGGGGTACCAACTCTACTCCATCACGTAGAACGAATACCCACGACCCCGATTCCACATTCCATTCAACAGAATATTCATCTGTTTCTTCTGGAACAATTGGATTTTTCCATAAACCACTTTCTTGATCAAACGTCCAACCTACATAAGGACCTTGAGGATCCGATACCTCTATCGCTTTATACCCAGTAAGTGATTCTGCTAACTCTTTGCTAGCAGCAACAACGTTATTAACAATTGTATCATTATCAATTAGTGCATATGTATTCATTATTACTCCTTAACCAACATATATAGCAACAATTCCAGCAAATCCTGCTCCACCATTACCACCATTTGTTGAAGGACCATTTAACCATGCTCCTCCACCGCCACCGCCACCGCCTGCGCCGTAAGTGTTACCAGAGGATCCATTATCGCCGTTGGCTGGGAATTGTGCTCCCTTTCCTCCTGCGCCACCGCCTGTATTTCCTCCAGCAGATGCTGCTCCACCAGGATTTTGTCCATTAGAGAAAGATCCGCCTCCGCCTCCGCCGCCTGCGCCAGGTCCTGAGAATCCTGTATTAATTCCTGTTGCACTAGCGATTTGAGCGTTTGTATTTGCGCTACCGCCAACGTTTCCTTTTGATCCTGGATTTCCACTTGAACCACCGTTGCCACCAGCAACACCAGAAAATGCGGTTGCGCCAGCAACATTTGATGTTGCGGTTCCTGCGTCAGGTTGCCCTCCACCATTTGCAGTGGCAACTGTTGTTCCATTGACAATCAAGGATGATGATCCATTTGCTGCTGCAACAGTTGCAATTACTGATTGTCCACCACTTACTGCTAATTCTTTAAATGATACAACGCCTGCAGATCCTCCACCTGGAGCACCACTATTAGAGCCATTTCCTCCAAATCCACCAGATCCACCACCACCAATAACATACGCTGCCAGTTTCTTTGCTCCAGTTGGAACTGTAAATGATGTTGAAGATGTTGCTGTTAATGCAGAGTAATATGTAAATGTTGGAGAAATTGAATTTGATGCAGAAGATGCAACAGATCCTTGTCCATTTTGATTAGCGCCTCTTACTGAAACTGTATATGTAAATCCTCCAGAAAGACCAGTGCCTGATGTCTGAGCAAAAGAAATACTTGTTGCTGTTCCACCTCCTGTTGCAGTAACTGTTGCTCCACCATTATTAGATACCGCTGTTGCTGTGTAGTATGTAGGTACAGCACCAACTACTTTTGGTGGTTGTGTAAATGTTACTGTGGCATCACTACCGCTAACAACTGTTGCAGTTCCAATTGTTGGGGCTTCTGATGGTTTTGCTAAATTAAGGTTTGGTTGATTTAAACGATTAACAGCCATTATGATATCTCGCTTCCGAATAAATTAAATGAAACATAGTCAGTGCCTGACTGTACACTAACTACATCTGTTGCAGCAAGTGTTATTCCAAGTGTAAGTGTTATTGTGTCTTGTGGTGCTATTGATGCATCGTATGCAACATAGTGCTTGTTTTCAATTGATTCCCCTGCTGGGCGAACTGCAATTCTATAGGATGATGACGCTACGCCGTAATTGCACACAGTTATTGTTGAAACTACTGTTTGTGTTGAACTTGGAACTGTATACGCTGTTGTTAGTGAGTCTGCACTAGGTTTTGCTTGCCCTAGAACCTTATATGTTGTTGGCACTTTTTATGCTCCCATCATTAAAAATATTTGAGTCATAGCATCTGGTGCTGCTTCCCATGTAGTTATTATACCATTGCTTTTTAGATATTTTCCTGTTTCTCCGACTGGAGATGGCAAAACCGTTGTCCAACTACCATTAATATAAACTTGCATTTGATTTATAGTATCTCCACCAGCATTTTGTCTTATTAAACATACTGTACCCGCAACTGGTGATGGTATTGCAGAATCTCTTGCTGATGGATTAAGAAAGTTATTGGTACCTTTTTTTGCTACAGAGGCTTCTGCAGTTGTAAAGTTAGAAAGATGTGTATGTAAACCAGTCCATTCAAAAGTTCCAGAAATATCCGTTTTGCCAGAAACCTGATACCAGGTATCGTTTGCTGCACTGTATACGTAGGCTGCTTTACCGTCTGAATCAAATGATGTTGGCATTAGACCACCCTGTTAAAAGTACTGGTATCGCCATTATAAACATACATCTCAAGAGGACTTGAACCCTTTTTAATCCATATTAAACCATTTGCAAGGTTTGTTGATGGAGCAGTTGTTGTGTATGCAGATGTTGCACCATAATATCCAACTCCAGCAGATGAATCTGTGTCTAGCCAAACATATCCATTTGGTATGGTGTTTGAAAATGCTGTAAATGCTGCTGCTGTTGGCGCTGTTGTGCTTGCTCTTGAAATATCTCTTGCAGCAACTTCTAGCGCAGCCTTTGTATCAATCTGATCTTGCAAATCATTTATTGTATAAGCAATAGATGGATTTAATAGTTCTTCTGGGTCAGTTTCTGCGGTATCAAAATCATATGACCCGTAGTGATATGCCTTTAAAGCATCCTGAATATTAGCATCGTCAATCAATGCTGGAATTTTAGTTGGTACTAAGTTTCCTATGTTTTCTACTGCCATTGGGTCTCACCTCTTTTAAGATTATACCATTTTTATCAAACTATAGAAATAAATAGATGTACTTTTTTATTTCCAGTAAGTGCTGACCAACTACCACCACTGTATTGAACTGCGTCAAAATTTATTACTAAATTTGTTCCAGCCCCTGCTAAAGCAGGAATCTCCATTGATGAGGCAATTGGGTTTGCTCCTTCAATCTGAAACTGAACACTAAAGTTTGAGGCGGTAAGTGGTGAACCGCTAACTGTTACTATGTTTGATATAGGAATAGTTATTGCTGCTGCTCCAGATGTAAAAGCAATTGTTTCTACAGTAGAGTATATTGCTGGATTAATTTGTAGAACCTGTGTCCAAGTATTTCCACCTGGCTGAGATACGTATTGATATAGGTAGCCATAATTTACTCCAGGGGCAACATTTATATACATATCATTTAAAATTAATGCTTGACCAAGTAAAACTCCGCTAGATGTTTGTGGATTAGGCTCTCCAGAGCCAACAATAAACTTGCTGCCACGAGTTCCTTGTGGTCCAATATCAACCAAAACATCAATAGTCTCTGGTGGACCTAAAACAACTACATCTTCGGTATTTAATAATACATCTACCATTAAACTGCACCAGTAATATCATCAGTTACTGTTATTGATCCTGTTAAAATTGTAAAAATAACAGAAGCCCCTGTAGTTATTTGAACATCGTAAACATAGGTCCCTGGGGTAAGGTCTCTTCCAACACCTGGCAAAATCGTGCAAGTTACTGTATCTGCAACTCCAGAAACTACTGCCTGTGCCTCATATTGAGTTCCACTTGAACCTCTTGCTGTTGCAATAAAAAATTCTGCTGTATAGCCAGTTAAATCAAATGCTGATCCATTTGCTGTTTTTGGTCGTATTACAAATTCAGCGGTATCACCACGATAGTAATTAAAATTATATGAGCCTGGAAATGCCATTAGTCCTCCTGCTTAATTATACCATTAAGAAACTGATATATACACGCCTTTAAGTATAACAGCACCTTCATTGTCTGATCTTATTTGTGGGATACCGCCAAAAACCTTGACATCCCTATTTTCTATAAAGATGGTTTGATAAAAGGAAAGATTGTATGAGTACTGATACTTCAAGTTTCCAAGGTATCCAGTAACAGAGTTTTCATCGTCTATAGAAAATGTTCTTATCCACAACTCTGTATTATTACTATATGTCTCTATCTCTAAATCATATCTAATATTGACTATGGCTCCGTACTGAAATGCTTTAAAGTTAATTCTTTTTGCAACCTTATTTAAAAAAGATACAGATTTTTTAGGGATGTATTTCTCAATGCTATTTTCTTCATCTATCTCTAAAAATATTGATACCCATCCATCGTCACCTCTTGTTGGACCAATCTTTATAGTGTCTTGATTTTTGTTTTTATAATATGCCCATCCAGGATACTGACCAGATGGACTATCGTATCCATCCCCTGCCCTTCCTGGCTCTCCACGCTCTCCCTGTGGACCTTGCTTGCCTATATCACCTTTATCACCCTTGTCGCCTTTAGGGCCTTGAATACCTTGTGGTCCTGCTGGACCCATGCTTCCCTTTTCCCCTTGCATTCCAGGAACAGCAACATACTCTATCTGCTTTTCTTCTTGAACAGTTTCTGAATATTTTTTCTTTTTAGGAAAGTCCATGCTTTTAGCCATGACTACTCCTAAACTACTTTATTTTTGTCTTAAATATTTTTTTGCCAATTTTAATAATTGGCGGTAGCAATGGTGTTGGCGTTGAAACCTTAATAACTGTCATTATAGTCCTGGAGTTATATCACTAAGGACACAGATGGTTCCAAGCACTGGAGTCCATACTGTATCTGCATCTACTCCGCTTCCACCCTCTATGATTACTTCTAAATCAAATTTTAATTCTGCAGCGACCTGCTTATATGCTGTTCCCCAGTTCTCAGTAACAGATGCTGGGGCTGTAATTGTAACTAGGTGTCCGTCTGCCTCTACTGTCAGTTCGTCTAGGACGTCACCAATTGGATCATATGATGTTGCCTTGTATGACCAGTCGGTTGTATCAAACCCTGTAACTTCATCATCTTCTAGGAATTCTACAAGTAGGGTTGCTGTGTCTCCACGGACTACTGTCCATTGAATGTTGGCTGGTGTAGCACCAAATTTTTCTATTATAGGAGCGCACATAATAATTGATTATACCATTAAATAAAACTGGACACCTAGACGCAGTGGGGTGGGGGGTAGAATCTAGGTGCCAGCCTAAAAATTATAACATTATATTATGATAAATAGGACAATTGTTACAAAACGTTATAAACGGTACAAAGTATAACAAAAAGTTATAAACCCGTTATATTGAAAAGTATTTTTAAGGTGTATATTTAAACTATATTTTTATAAATTTCTTTTAGAATAAGTTTTTTCATTTCTGTTTTTTTAAAAGTATCATATCTTTTTAAAAGAGGTACTCTTGGTTCCATAAAGATTGAAGCATTAGAGCCCTGTTGTCCATAATCTATTAGTTGTTCTGTTGGCTTTACTCTATTTAGCAATATGTCTTTATCTGTTAAGAATTCAACATAAAATAATGGCTCATCTTTTTCAAATTTAATAACTCCAGAGGGTTCCCATAATGTCATTTCAAGAGGGTATGGCCTTAACCATTTTCCTATATCAAAAGAGCCTGGGGCAACAGACCCATTTATCATATATTTGGGTTTAGTAAAATATGGAGGTGTAAAAGATGCAATTAAGGGCTCTTCGCTAAAAAATGAAAAATATAAAGACAACTCAAAAAGAGGTCTATCTTTTATTGTTGGTTTTCTGTGTATTCGTAAATTTAAGTATGGTTTATTTTCATTTACTGGAACTATATAAGGATTATTTTCATCTGAAAAGTCATATCTATATTCAAGATCTATTGGACATGTAAAAACAAAGGTTTTTTTCATTTTATTACTAAATGCTGGACACTCAAACATTGATCTTTTTCCACTGTTTGGATTTTTTAGTTTAAACATTGAATCCAGTAGGTTTTCTGGATTACTATAAAACATATCCCATCCAGTTACAGCAGGCCACCAAAAAACATTTATTTTATTTTTATTGTTTGACTTAATCATATTATAAGGATATCACATAAGCACTTTATATGCAAAAATATCATAAATCAAGGATATTTAAAATTGTTATTAAATTGTTATACATATTTTTTTTAAAAGTGTAAAATCCAGGGTATTGATAGTGTATACTTAAAATATATAAAGAAAAGAATAACTAGCAAGTAAAGTTTTTAAGATATCTTTTATATATAATATATAGTGAATTATTTTTTAGAATGATGATTAATGTGTTCAATCAAAAGATCAAACAATTTGTCAGTTTTTATTTCTAGGCGATTAACGGAGTCTTTTAAACTGGATCCTGAATTTGGCTTAAGTTCGTTTAAATAATGTTTTACGAGCCAACGAATTCCACCAGCAACAATAGTTATAAT